CAGTAACTTAAAAAATAATAAGTAATTGCCAAACAAACTCGCCATAAAAAACGAAGAGGTGCAACTATCATGTAACTATGTTCTTCAAGAATGCCTCCATCATCATCAATTAAACCTGGCATTGAAACAGAATCATCATCACTAGAGTCGTAAAATTCTAACTCAGAATTATCATCAATGGTTTTTACGCAGGGATGATTCTTGTACAATGCAACTGAAGCATCACTACAAGTACACCCAAAGAAACCACATTTTAGACATAATTCTTCTGTATCTTTCCGCATAGTTTCAACTAATTCTCTTTGCTGTGCATAATAATCTTTTGAAGAAATCTGTGCCCAGCGTAGATACTCGTGAACATTGATATCGACTAGTTCTTTGCCTTCAAAAACAATAGGAACTAAACCATACTGACGTTTATCAGACCCCTGAGCAACTATGCTACCAACTTTACATTCTCTAACAGCAAGTTTCCAAATATCTGGAATTTTCGTATAACCAAACGTATTATATACTTTGGCTTCATCTAATTTGCCACTTGTGAGAAATTCAGGTTTAATTTCAACCTTAACGTGTCTAAAGCGACGCAAGATCGATTCCGGTTTCTCGGAATATACATTTGCGAGTAAATGCTCAACATTTGTTGTAATCATGACAATCCAAGGATGTAAACCTACCTTACCTTTAAGATTAACTTCTGCCATCGGAGCTGTAAACAATGCGTTGTTAACACACTGAATAAGACGATAGCAGGGGGAAAAATCCATAAACTTAGGTGAAGTATTTCCAAAATCATCAAAAACAATAACATTAGTTGAAGCACGAATATTTGATGCAAACTTATCATTATCTGCCCAAGTGGCAACACGATCAGGCTCAACATTAATTGAGTTATACTTGCCAATGGCCTCATAAGTTAACTGATTCAATGTACTTTTTCCTACAGCTGAATCTCCATACAATGAAATACCATATGGAGCAACTCGCAAGCCACCTCTTGTACGAACTTGAACGAATTCATTACGATAATCATGAATACGCTCTAATCTATCAGAGACAAACTTTCGCTCAAATGTAATCGAACTTCCAAATTTCTTCAAAAGCTTAGTACCTAAAACAATTGCTGCATCCAATTTAAGCTCATACTCATTTTCATCTATATTACAATGCTTACGCAAATTGCCAGTTAATGAGAAACCATGGATAGATTTTATATCATGATATACTGTTTCAAACTCCCCAAAACTATCTTCATCCTGGAAAAATGCTGAAACTTTCTTGGTAGTATAAACGCGCCAACCACCTTCAAAAAAACCCAAACTAGTTTCAGCAATAAGATCAAATAAGTCAGTTGCTAATAATTGTTTCTTAGTAACAACAGGCGCAAATAATTTTAGACCATTAATTGAAAATGTCAAGTTAGCCTTATCACAAAGACCAACTGAAACAACATAATTAATTAATTGTAGAAAATTATGTACGTTTTTACTATTACGATAACGCTTCCAATCACTGAATACAGCACGCATATCAGCTATCCATTCATTTTCAGTTGAACCAGATTGTTCAAATAAACCATCAACAAATCCACAAACATCATAATTTGATGGAAATGTATCTTTAACAAAAAAATTAGAAAAGCGAGTATAGATACTCTTATTAGAATGACCTTGAATGAACATAATAATTCCATTTGCAACAGCTTCTAAATTCTCACTTAACATAATAATTTTATACAAAGATTGACACATAGTAAATTCACGAAGAAACAAATCTACATTTTCCGCCATACCAGATTGTTCTTCCAATATGGCAGCTAAACGCTTATCACGTTGACTTTTAATTTTTTGATCACGAATTTT